ACCTTTTAATACTTTACCATCTTCTCTGTAGATAGGTTCGCCATCTTCACCTAACTTTGACATGTTACTACTATGAACTTCACCAAAACAATAGTCTAGTTCTATACCCATGGCGGCACCCATACCATAAACAACATAGAGCAAATCAGTAAGAGCATCAGCAACCTCTATTATGTTCTTTCTTTCAACACCAAGATAGAGTTCATTCATCTCTTCTTCTATTAGTTCTAATCTAAGTTGTAAAGTCTTTTCATCTAACATAGTAGGTTTATCTGCTACGTTCTGTTTAAATGCTCTCATGAAGTCTACTACTTTATCAAAGTTAGTAATGTATCTCATAGGTCCTCGCCTTCCCATTATCTTTTCTTTCCTATATTATATTTTGCCGCTAAGTTCCACTCATTTTTTTCTTTATGAGGTAGAACTTTTATTTGTGACAGTGGTGATACTGGATCTTTACTTTTGTCAGGATCAACCAATTCAACTAATCCCCATTCTGCTAATAAATTAGCTATAGAGTTTCTACGTGATATATCATCTTCTGTAAAATTGCTAGGTTTTCCGTCCATAGAAAAGAGTTCCTTGAAGTGTGTAATATAATACTTCCCTTGCTTATGAAGTATATGACAACTCTGGAACAGTGTCTTATCTTTTCTACTAGCTACACCTATACGTGTAAGTGTTTCTCTTATCTTTAAGAAGTCTTCGTCTTCTTTCAACTTTACTTCTACTAAACTACTTATCTCAATCATACTCCACCTTTATTTAACTTCTCTCTAATAAATTTCATTTGTTGGGGAGTTAGAATTGATAGTGCTTGTATAGCTTTTGTATTATTATATCCATAATAATCTTTCACAAGAGACACATCTCTATCATTTTCTTTCTTCACCCATTTTGAGAACCTTTTTTTGGCTCTAACAATATTTAGTAAATATTCGAATTGTGGAAGATTATCCGTATGATGTCTCTGATTCATTTCGTTAGCATAGCCTATCGTATCTGCAAAGTAAGATAGTGAACGATTGGTTAGAAAAGGACTATAATCTTTCTCTGCTATTGTATCATTATTACTACCTCGCATAAGGTTTTTCTTTGATACATTGATAGCAGTGATATAGTCAAAAGGATTAGTTTTTACTGCCATTCTGTTTCTACCATCAACTCTGTGAGAAAAGCCATGAAATTAACTTCTTGATCGGCTACAAAGGCAGACTTGTATTGATAGTCAGCAAGAGTTACGACTACTTGAGGTACACTTGAAGGCTTTACATATTGTGTTACAGTATCATATATCTTACGAAACATTGGTGCAACATCACCATCAATATTCTTACCAACCCATTTACGAACTGAAGTGAACTCTTTATCTTTCAGTAGTTGCATAAGTTCTTTGATACTTGTCTCAGATAGATTAGCAAGTATACCACTATCGATATGTCCAGTTGCAGAATATCTTTGTAACTCATTTAGTATTCTACGATTATCAGGGAAATGTTTTCCAAGAACTTGTTGAATTACTTTCTCGTCAAAACTTATGTTTTCTTGTTTGAGAATATCTAGTATTCTAACATACAACTCTTTAGCCATAGCAGGCTTATCTTTGTTTGCTATCTTAAACTCTACAACTGAACATCGACTATGAAGTGGTTGTATAATCTTATTGACAAAGTTACATGTCATTATAAAACCACAGTTCTTACTAAATTCTTCCATGAAGTTTCTGAGAGCAGGCTGAACAGTTTCAGCATTACAATAATCTGCTTCATCAAGAATTACATACTTACGCCCACCTGCTAGAGATACAGATGATGCAAAGTTTTTAATTTTAGTTCTGAGTGTATCAATCAATCTACCTTCATCTGAACCATTGATAACAATATAGTCAGCACCTAACTCTTCTAACATAGCTTTAGCAACAGTAGTTTTACCTATGCCTTGTGAGCCTGTTAGAAGAAGATTAGGCACATTGTTGTTATCAACAAAAGTTTGAAATAGAGTCTTTAACTCAGGACTTAGTACAGTATCTTTTATAGTCTTTGGGCGATACTTCTCTACCCACAAAAAATCTTCTCGCATGAATCACCATAATATAAATTTCAATTTCTTAATTATAACTTGAATTAGTCTCCGTTGCAATCCAATATTGAATATTTTTTGAAGTAGATTTGAAGTGTGCTATACCTGCTTTAGATATGGCTACATCATAATCACTAGTACCAAGCTTCTGTAAGTTCTCTGTTTTGAAAACCATAGAGAAGACATCATTAGTAGAACCAAGAGATACACTATGCTCATTTGATGTCGGGTTCCCCGTATCAGTTGCTACTATAGAAACACTGCCTTCTCCACCTCTAACTACAACTTCAGGTAAACCTAGTTGATTGGCGGCAGATAGAACTCTTTTCATATCGTCAGCAGATATTTTTACAGAAACATCAGCATTATCCAACTCAAGATTTTTATCAGGTGCAGTAGTCACCATAGATGGATCAGTATATGTATACTTTGATTTACTACTGCCTTCACTAATCACAACTTCTTTCTCACCAAAAGCAAAGTCTGGTTTATCATACAAACTTGCTAAACCTAAAAACTGATTAAGTTCATAGATTGCAAAATTCATAGGCAAGCTTTCTCCTATCACTGCTTGTGCTAGAATATTCTTCTGTTCAGAAACAGTACGAATAGTATTGCCAGCTTTGAACGACAAAGATGGATTTATTGTTGAGAAGTTTTTTAGTACTTCAATTGTATCATCACTTATTTGCATCATCATTTTCTCCTGCTTGATTTGAATCTATATGTAAAGCCATTATAGCATAGTGAGCGACTTTCAGCAAGTCTGCTCTGTTCTTACCATTCTTCTTACCATATCTCTGTGCATACTTGATTATATTACCAAGCATAAAACCTTCTCCGTGTCCACAATCGATAATAAACTCGGTTGATTGAAATTGGTTTGTAGAATAGTGTCCTTTATAAGTTGCAGATACATAATCATACAACTCTTTAAGAATTTTGTCTTCACCAAATTTAAAGTTTACTTTCTCACTCATTCAATTTCTCCTAAGTTAAGTTGTATACCTTTTGGTTCTTTCTTTTTAGTTTTTTCAATCTCTACTGGATCGGCAGTTGCTGATACACCAAGTTGTGCTAAATCTAATAAGCTACCACCAAATACATAGCTACCTGTATGGGATAATTTCATCCAAGGGCAATACCATGTTGGTACTCCAGCTTTTTTCATCCACTGACAAAACATGTAATCTTCTGAGAGATATCTTTTAGAATCGGGATCTATCAGTGCTTGAAAATACATACCAATATCTCTACTACCATCAAAATGTTTTGTTCTAACATGATCGGGAAAATATCTCAAATCTGGATATGCTTCATCAAATTTCTTGAAAGCATTTTTTGTTATCATCATGAAACCAGTACCACCTTCTAACACTTCGATAGGTTCATCTAATCTCATTTCTAAAGCATCACTAGCTGGATTAAATACGTAATCTCCACCAAAGTTTTCTAGTTCATTAGGATTTTTATTTCCGAATCCCATCTCAACTGCTTTTTTAATTTTTTCCCAAGCTATGGTTTTCTTTGGATATGGACCACACACGATGTCTTTTTTACCTTCTTCAGCTATAATAGCTAGAGATAATACATCGTTAGGATCAAAACCAATATCAGAATCTATAAACACCATATGAGTATAGTCACTACGTAAAAATTCATCAACACAATAATTTCTCGCTCTAGTAATTAGAGATTCATTAAAGAGATAGAACATCTTAACGTCCATCTCATATGCTTGTGTGATTTTTGCTAAGTCACACGATGCTTTAGTATACATACCATGACACATGCCACCATACATTGGCGTAGCTACGAATATTTTTTTCTTACGTAGATCAGCTAATTCAATTTGTATTTCCAAGTTATATTCCTTTTCATAATATATTGTTATGATTATATACTAAAAAGCCCATCTTTGTCAAGACAGGCTTTCTAAAGTTATATATTTTTTTATCAGAATGGTATTTCTTCTTCATTCTCAACGGCAGTGTCAGGCGCCTCAGGAATATCTGCATCTATTTTAGTGTACAAGTCTTTGAATGACAACTTGGTGTCCTCATCAAATCGATTGATGCACATATCAATAGCAGTCATTTTATCGCTGAAGATAGAAAAAGCTTTCGCTATGTGAACTAATCTTCGGGTTGAAATGATTTCATCGACACCACCATCGTAGAAAGTTTTTCTGATAATGTCAGCCCAATCAACAAGCTTGGCAACAAAACCATCGTCAGTGATACCTAAGTCAGTGAATACTTTACCAAGTATTTTCTTTTCAGTAGCAACTGGTGGATACTCTTGCTCGACAGTGATAGGAAATCTTTCTAAGAAAGCTTCATTCATCACGTTAGTACCGATGAATCTACCATCATCAGAACCTTTACCTTTAGTGTTTGCAGTAGCAATCACGGTGAAACCAGGAGCAGGCTTGATAAACTCACCTGTCTTTTTAATGAAGTAACCTTTGCCTTCAAGAATTGATTGCAAGCACATCACTTTGGCAGGATTAGCTAAGTCTAATTCGTCAAGTAAAGCAACTGCACCTTTCTGCATTGCATTGATAATTGGACCTTTGAAGAACTTAGTATCGCCATCGATGAGTCGAAAACCACCGATAAGATCGTCTTCATCAGTTTCGACAGTGAAGTTAATTCGAATAACTTCTCTTCGGGCTTGGGCACAAGCTTGCTCGATACCGAAAGTTTTTCCGTTACCTGACAAACCAGTAACGTACACAGGATAAAACATTTTTGAAGTTATTATCTGCTTTATCTTGGTAAAGTTACCAAAAGGAACAAATAAAGGATCAACTGCTGGTACTAGATTTTCTGTAAAAGCAGTTGTCTCTACTGAAAGAGAAACTTTAGGTGCAGGTTGTAAATTAACCTGTGCATCGCTAGATGCTACAGGTGTTGCACTTGTCATAGGTGCAGTAACTGTTTCAGGACCACCTACTGAAGGTAGTTGAAACTGATTGTAACCGACTTTAGCAGTTTTCCAAAACCACCATGGAAACGGAATGTTTGCATCATCGGCGGCACTTTGAACTTCTTGTCGATTTAAAATCGCACCGACACCAAACTTGCTGGTGGCGGTATCGACAAAAAGCTTTTTACGTGGTGATAAATACATAATATAACCTCTCTATTTAATTATCAAACGAATCACTTACACTATTAGGATAGCAAACCTGGCAGATTTGTCAAGCCACTAATTCAATAAATTGTGATAACATCACTCTACTAGTTCTAGAACCAGTAGTAGCTTTTTTGAAAGCTTGTCTAATCTTTCCTTTAGTAGCACCATCATCGACTTCGATAGCACCATTAGATGTTGCAAGCTTTGAACCTTGAACTAGGAACTGCTTAGTATAACCACTTGAAGTGTTAACTACAAAAGAGTCATGAATCAACTTAGCCCACATACCTTCTTTTTGAATTTGGGATAGGTTGTTACCCATATCATACAATGCAGTTCTCTTATTCTTAGGTAGAATGTGAAAACCAATCACATTAGAATTTGTGTAGTCAGCTAGAGACTTTAGAAATACTGGTGTTGTTTCGATATTTCTGTAAGAGTTACCAGTTTGAGTAACTCTAAAAGACTTTTTGCTAACTTCGTTAGTGAAAATCCAAGTCTCATTCCAAGGTGCGATATTAGATCTTGTATCATACTCTTTATTGAAGTAAGAGTAATTACTAGCACCATCAGTCAGAAATACTGTATTCACTACATCAATTCTATTAGTCTTTTGAAAAGCTTTCACAATAGCATGGGCAGAAAGTATTGCATCATTTAAAGGAGTACCTGACAACCAGTATGCTCTAGGAACCCAGTACTCACCATACTTACTATCGAGTCTATATCTATTCTGCCAATACTTACCAACTGCTAATACAAAAGAACACATTTTCTGAAACTCAGTTC